GAGATTTAGAAACTTTAACATTATTTCCACCAATTTGTGACTCTTGAGAGAAACTTAATTGGGTATTTCCAGTAGAACGAACTGATCTATCAATCTGCAAGTAATACTTATCCATATCATTTGCAGATTTTGGAGCAACATCAGTTGGTAAATTGTGAATTTTATTGATCTTAGTCAATGAAACTCCATTAAGTTCATACTTATAAACAAGGTCATTGGTATCGTGAGATCTAATTGCAGATCCATCAATTCCTCTGCTACTAATTCCTAAAGAACCCGCACCAGCACCGCCAGCAGTAATTGAGGTGTAGTATAAAATTTCATTATTAATTTTAACATATCCTTGACTTGTACTAATTCCTTCAAAATTATTAAGACCTATCGTACTTGCAATCGAAATAGTAGTATCAGTAGAAGAGATTGTGGAGGATAATGTTGTAGGAACTGTATTTGGATCTACTCCTTGTATTTCTACAATATTATTTGGAGAATGCATTGAGTGACCAAATTGAGTAATTTCGAAAGTCTTTCCATCATTCAATTCATTAATTAATGAAGTTGTTCCCCTAATCGTAGTACTTGCCAATGATACTGAAGTAGACCCAGAATAATAAACTAATGGATCTCCACTTGTGAATGTTTCTCCTTGAACATTTGTTAGGTAAAGGGTATCAATACCTTGGATTGTAGAAACTGATAATCTAGCTCCAGATCCTTTAACTACTGAACTGGTAGTTATGCCCAGAACATCACCAATCGTATATCCAGTACCTGTACTTGCAATCGCAACAGAACTGACTTTATTTGAAGCAAATACAATATTTGCAGTTGCACCATTTCCAGATCCTATAATATTATAGAGTGGGACATTATTAAATGTTCCAGAAGAACTATATCCAATACCAACATTAGTAATTGATGGATTTCCAAAAACATTTCCACCAATTTTTTCAATATATCCAACAGGTCCTGGTTGAGTTCCAGAGCTAACTTTAACTCCAGGAACTAAAACATTGCTTAAAATATTGCCAACAGTTGTAGTTATTCCTACCTTTAGTTTTCTTGGTAAAGTTTTAATTGGGTTTGGAAGTAAAATGGGAACATTGTTGTCATCAGATCCCAATTCTGGATTGTAGAAATATGCAGTACCATCTGATGAAGTGAAGTTTGCCTTATATAATTTAAACTTCATGTCTTCAAATTGGTTTGCAGTCCAAATACTACCATTTTGTGAACGGAATAAACTGCCACCAGTATATTGTTTAGTAACAATTACACTTTCTGCATCTGGTAAGAATTGGGAGTTAATTGTTTTTTCTCCCATTCTAGCAATCCATAGTTCATAATTATTTGTTGATGGGGCAAGAACTACAATTGCATATTCTCTTCTTGGTTCCAAATAAATTGGAGAGGGGAAAGTAACTCTAGTTGCTACTGAAGCATTTGTCGAAATTGCAACCTGACTTGACTCCAATACTTGACCAGCAAAGTTTTGAACTGTTTGATTTGTTGGAGTACCTAGCTCAACATTTCTAACTTGAACGTAACACTTCTCAACTGGATCTTTACTCGAAAAGAAAAGATCTACTGATGTTAAAAATGCTCCTGTTTCATCAACTGTAAATGTCTGTGCTAGAGGATCTTTGCCCTTACCTCTGTTTGCTGGTGGAGCAGGTGGTGGTCTTCTAACAACAACAGTATCCTGCCTATAGGTTTCAACAATTCCAGTTGAAGTATAAGTTGTTTCACCACTACTAATTAAAAGACTTCCAGGAAGTGGAGTTTCATTAGTTAAACTGGATGTAATTTTGAAAGTTTTAATTCCTGTTCCTATTCTAATAGTTGGTGGTGGATTTGTTAGTGGATCTCTCAAGAAGAAACATCCAAGAAGATCTCCCAAATTGTCCGATTTCAAACGAACATTTGCAATTTTTGCTTGTGCTTTACTAGTTTTTCCAACAAGAACAGCATTTTGAATTACATAACCAGAATACTTACCTTGAGCTTCTGATGCTAATGATGCAGTATCAACCGTTAATACTGTGGATGATGCCGAATATGTGTCTGGTAAAGTTTGTTGTGTGCTTGCAGTTCCGCCACCATAAGGATTAATTTGATATGATCTTGATGGATCGTCATATTGTCCTGTCTTATGATTTGGTTTTGCAACTCTAAATGTAATAATTTTTGTAGCGCCAATAAAACCTTCAACATCTTCACCAATCTGGAAAACTCCAGAATTCATTTCAATTTCTAAAATTTTAGGAATAACATCAATATTGCTAGCACTATCTAAAAATGTATAATATGTTGTTAACGGTCTTAAACCTCCAGAAAGAAACTCAACGTTTCTTGATCTCATCCATTGTTCTGGTTCGGTAGAAATTTTAATATTTTCAATATATTGATAGTCTGAACCACCAGTTATCTGTCTTGTATTTCCAGAAACATATACGTTTCTTACCCAACTATCGGAAGATGGTCTAAGAACAACCGTACCAATAAATTCAATCATATTAAATGGATTGACATTTTCAACTCTAGATGCTAGTGGTTGTTCAATCCATCCTTTTTCTTGATAATTTAGAGTAATCAGATCTCCTGTTTTTCTAACATTCGGATCAAGAAGAGAGAGATCAGTACTAAAATCCGATGTTGATTGATTTAAACTTGAATTTAAAGCAATTTCCGCCTGTAATGTATAAAGATCTGTTGGAACAACCAATTCTGTGGTTGTTACGTTAATATCTGCCTTTGACGATTTATCAATTAAATTATTATCTTTAAAGTCATCAACAAAAAATCCAGACTTAAATCTACTTAGTCCATCAGCGTCTTGAATTTGTAAAGTTTTAGTGTCTACTTCAAGTAAGGATAGTGAAGTTACTTTTTCTAGATTTTCGATCCTATCCTCAAGTTTGCCAATATCTCTCATCGTATATCTTCTATTATCAACCAAAGATATTGAAGCATCTTTTGGATAATATAAGTATGCTGGTAATGTAATGGTTGCAATTTCCATTGCCTCTTCAGCATTTAAAGGAGATTTGGGATTTAAAGCAGAATTTCCTTTTAAATAAGTAAATTCTCCACTTCGGTTTAAAACAATCTTATCAATTCTTGGTAAATAATAAGAATATCCAATTAAAGTACTTTCATTTGGAGTTAACACTGGCGTAGTGTTTGATGCAACATTTCCAAATGTCCTAGTAGTGAAGGCAAATGGTGAAGAAATATAAGTATTAAAATCTGATACTCTTGGTCTAAAATCAAGAGTATCAGATGCCCTGACAGTTTCATTTAATAGAAGAGGAATATCACTCGTATATCTTTCTGAAGGATAAGAATTTACAGTGAACACATCTCCAGTGTCATTTGTTGGAACATCATACCTATTATAAATTGTAAGAAGTCTTCTCTTTGGATCTGCTGAACCAGTTTTTCTTACTATTTTTGAATAATCATAATATTGTTCTTTCTGACCTTTATCTAAAGTATATCTATCTGTAATATTTAAATATATTCCTGATATAATTCCCTGAATGTTTGCAGTAATATTTGATTCCTCAAAGGTTGCTAATTCACCAACTTGAAATTTGGAATTGTTGAGATAAACAAATTCAACCTGTGTACCACTTACACCAGAAACTCTAGTTACCAATTGGGCGATTGCACCGCTAGTACTTCCAACAATTTTTTCACCTAAAATTGTTGCTGTATCTAAATTTAAACCAGAAACAAAAGTTAATTTATCTAAAATAGGTGCATTTTGGTCTAATGATTCATAAACGGCAATGATATTTACAACATCAGGTACATTTAAAGAAATTTCCCTATCTTCAACTCTTACTCCATAATAAGGATTAGTAGACAAACCAGTTAAAGCAGTTGATGCTACCGAAACAGTTCTGTCTATATCTAACTTTTGACTTCTTACAAATTGTTTTACTTTATTTGTAACTGAAATTTTTCTTACAGTTGTATTGAGTGTAACATTATTTGTTTGACTTGCTCTTAGTCCATTAATTGTAAGTTGTGTTCCACCAACATCCAAAATAAATTGATCCGACCTTAAAGATTCTATTACACCATCATCATAGATAACCGAATATCTATCATAATCAAAAGCTTCAAAAAATGCACTACTAATGCCAGTTGCATTTACATTGACAACAAGAGATCCAGATGCTGATGTTGATTGTTCTGTAAGTTGATCATTAATTAGTATATTTGAACTACCCAAATTTATAGTTGAAATATTTTTACTTGTAAGTCTTGCATAAAGGGATGCTTCATCATTTTGTTTTATTTTTGGGACACCTATTCTAAATGCACCATTAAATGTGCTTGTTACTCCAACAGGGAGATCACCATTGCATACATTGGCAACACTACTGATTCCAACGAGTTTCATTGTAAACCCATCGGATGAAACATATTGAACTCTACTGTATGTTTCTGTTCCAATTCCTGGACGTTGGTAACGAATAATTGCATCACTTCTGATTCCTAGGAAAGACTTCCCAGCACAAGTTGCAATACCAGTGTTATTAATAAAAATGGAATCGGTTACATTAAAACCTGGAGGAACTGATTTTTGTAATACAAGATCTGCGGTAAAGGCGGTTTTTAATTGGGAAGTTATTCCAATACTATTTTGATATACTGATTTTATGTCATCCGCATTATATGCATTAACACTTTTAATTGATCTACTAAATTCTGTAGATTCATTTATTAAAATTTGTTCACCTACAATAAATTTTCCAGATGTTTGGAGTAGTGTAATGGTTGAAGCAGTATTTGAATCTGCAACATATCCCGAAGCATCACTACTTACACCTCTAACAAAAGAAGATTGGGGGCATTGTTGAGGGGTAAGTGAAGTATTAAGTGTAATAACAGTATAAGTTTGAATATCAAAAAGGTACAGATCCCATTGAGTAGATGGTTGTGTATATGGTGATTCTGTTAAATTATAAGTATAAACTCTTGCTTGACCTATAGTCGTTCCACTACCTACAGTATTTGATTCTTTTCTTATATTTTGCAAATAAACAATACTATTATTATTGTTTATTCCTACAAAAGGTGCTCCGTAAACATTATTAATTCTTACTAAACTCCCAAGTTCAAAAGGCACTAAAGCTGCAGAAACTGTTTTTGTATCTCTTGGTTTATCAACATCTAGAATAGTTGTACTAACAGTTTCAATGTCAAATCCTCTAACATAAGCTTTTCCAGGAGAAACTTTAACACACATCAAACTATCTGATGGAGAATTTCCAGAATCAGTTTTTTGATTTTCTAAATAAATTCCACTACTAGAAATTCTATCATTTAATGAATTTGTTACTTCAACTTTGAAATTGTCAATTGAATAATCGCCAGATTCTTCAAAAGTTCTTTTGGCAAAATAATCTTTGATTAATGAATATTGTGTTTTATCTTGTAATTTCTTAACTTCACCATTATCCAATCTAATTAACTCAACAAAACTTTTATCATCAAAATCTGTCAATGATTTTTTAGATAAAATAGCACTGATTTTTAATCTATCAGATCCTGGAGCAGCATAGTTTGAAAATCCTTTAGCATTATCATATAATGAGTTATCATCTGATGAACTTATAATTTCTTCTAGGATAGTTAATCCAACCCTATATGACGGTGTGTTTTCATATGGATCAAGAATTACAGAAGAACTTTCAACATCAATGAATGTTCCCCTAATAAAATAAACTCCCGCCGCTAAATTAACTCTAGAACCAATTGCTGAAGCGTTTAGCGGAAACACCGTAGCTAAAGTATCGCCAGAATTAATTGAGGTATTACCATAAGTTATAGTTGATTGGGTAATTAATACCTCTTTATCGTTAAATGTATCAAATATCGAGTCATTATTTGAATTGCGATATTTTACATATAAAGTTGGGGTTTCTACTCCAAGATCTGATGTTAGTAAGTATCCCAAGACGGTTGCAGTTACCCCAGATGACTGACCTTCGAGAGTTACTCCAACTAACTTATCAATATAGAGTGAAACATCAATACCCAAATGATCTGGATTAATTTTTATAGCATAATAATTCAAATCATAAGTAATTACTCCAGGAATTACCATTGACCCCTCTTTAAAAATATGGCTACCAAACGATTCAACCTGATTCTGAAGAATAGATTGTAATGTTGTTAGTTCTCTAGCCTGAACAGGATATCCTGGTTTAAATAATACCCTATAGAAATTATTGTACTTATCAAAGTCATCATAATAGGGATTAATATTGAGATTTGTTTTCTGTGGCATTTTTTAAAATTCCAGGATAATTTTAACGTCTTCTTTTTGTCTAGAGTTTCTTGAGATCAAGGGACGATTGTCCAGATAAATTATGTCACCCGATGTTTTATTTATTTCTGGTTGTGCAACCCCACTTGTAAAATATGATCCAAGATTAATAACTTTATTACCAGTTGGATTTGTGGTGATGCCAGTAAAACTCAAATCAACAGATGCAGAAAAACCACTATTTGAAGTTACATTTGTTGAAGAAGATTCAAAGTTAAAAACTTTGGCACTAGTTGTTACTCCAACATAATCTGTTTGATCTAAAGAGGTTGAATTAAAAAATAAAGATCTATCTCTAATATATTTAACAACTTTAGTTTCAATATCATATGATGCAACATACCCAATTGCCACTCCCCCAGATACTGGTTGACTAATTACATCACCAACACTTAAAGACCCACTTGTTGTTCCAAATTTGATCGCATAAAGAGATGAAAATTGGTTTTCAAGGTAAGCATTTGTTGCTCCAATTGAAGTTGGATTTTTTAACAATCCAATCTCAGCAAATCTGGTGTCAATTGGGAAGTCTTTAGTTGAATCATCAAATCTTGCATAAACTAAAATTCTGTCAGTTCCCAATTCTTTATAAAGATCATATCCATGCCCTTTTGAAGGTGGTATAATTGGAATTAAATTTGCAGATTTTGCTGGAATTACATTAGAGTTGAGTGTTCCAAGATCAACCATTCCATAAGTATATCCTTTCCCACCAGAAGAAACTACAGCATTTGTAATTTTTCCACTTACAACATCAACAACAACTTTTGCACCAGTTCCATCACCAACAATACTTACTTCCTGACCTAATCCACTAGAATAATTTTCACCTTGTCTTTCAATATAAACTTTTTTTATTTGATTTTCATTTACTGAAGAATCTCCATTATCTCTGATTGCTTGAATCTGAGCATCAGTAGAATTCGACCAATCATTTGGAACACAGATATAATCGGTCGAATCGAATTTAATAATATCACTAGGAGAAACTGTAAATAAGTATTTCCAAACATAACCATCTCCACTTTCTCCAGCTTTGGATGGTTCTAAATCAGTAAATACTGGTTGGTCTTGAGATGCATTTCCTGAAGTACTAATCCCAGAAGATCCATTGTCTATACAAATATAGACTCTATAATCTGTGTTTAATACATAATAATTAGCATCATATAGACGAGATGATTGTGTAACTGGCGAAGGTGAGTTAATACTGTAATCATGGCGATACATTTCATATCTTGTTCCCTGAATCCAATCAACTCTTCTTACAATTCTCTTCACATTGGAAAGTGTTACTTTCTTTCCAAAGAGCATTGTATCAGTTGCATGATTTGCATAATTAAAATTGTCTACAGGATCCAAAACATTGGTGTTCCAATCTGAAGTTCTACCGAACCCAACTTGAGTGGGATTTGGTAGACCAACAAAAACATAATAGGAATTATTTTGATCAGCAACTGAATCAATAAAATTACTAGCATTTAGTATTCTGAACTGATCGGTTACAATTGCGGCCATATTATTGTCTTTTTTCTATATTTATGCGTATTATTAAACAAGTATCTTTCTCAATCCACCACGATCTCTCAATCCAAATCCTCTCCTCTGAATTGTTGGGAAAGATGAAAGACCAGAACTAACAGAGAGACCCGTTACACCGATTGAAAGTGCTGTAGAACCTCTAGTAAATCCACTAAATTTGCCCCAAGAGAATTTACCAACGGGATTAGTAATAGATCCAGTAGTTGCTAATCCAACAACTGAAGTATTGCTATTAATGTTTGTGATGACCTCAGCACTAGATCCATAAGGTGTTATTGATTGAATATAATAAACATTATCAGCATATGTAGTTCCAATACCAACAACAGAAGAATTGCCACCATCAACAGAAGTTATTCCATTTCCAACAGTAGTGTCAAAAACGTAAATTGGATAATTTACTAATAATGAATTAAATGAATCTGCTTTCAAGAATAATTTTAATGCTAGAGGATGACCACCTATTCCAGATGTTGTTGTAATTCCTGTTATAATGCCAGAGAATCCCAAAACACCAGAAATATTTCTAATATCTTCATACGATACTTTATCAAGTGATGCAAGAACTGCTGGAGGTACTGCTTGCAAATATCCAAATCCACCATTAGATATGGATGCATTTGTAATAGATCCATTAAGAACTGTTGCTAAAGCAACAGCTGTCGTACCAACACCCACACCAATTGCCCTAGGAGCTGCAATTTTAATAATTGCTGTACCAGAATCGTATCCACTACCACCACTAACAATATTTAAAGAACTAATTGTTCCAGCAGCAGATACTGTTGCTGTCAATTTAGCTGCGATTGGATCTATTGGGGTATTTGTAAGTAATGCATCGAAAACTCCAATTTGAATTGCCGATTCATTTTCTTCGTAATTGAAGAATCTAGCATCATCGACAAATAATTCAGTATCTATTGATGAAATATTCTTAATGACTTTGGCAGTTGGATAAATTGCAGATTCCAAAGAATCTCTTGTCTTATAAACGTAATCTCCACCAATAATTCTATCAGATTTTTGTTTTCTCCAATTTAATGGTTTATAATTAATTTCATCAATACCAGCATCTGAATAGAGGTTGGTTTGAATTTTGTCAGCAGAAGAAATATCATATACAACTCTTGAATACTGATCAACCGTTGTTCTAATATCATTATTCTTAGATACGGTTACAGTATCTCCAGATTTAATAATTTCATTTACATTTACAAATACACTATCACTATTTCTTGTTCCTCTATAGAAGAAAATTGCAATGTTTGCATCTTCTGCTGGAGGTGATGTAAATATAAATGATGTTCCTCCAGTAAACTCATATGCAACTCCTGGAGTTTGTGGTACACCATTAATATAAACCAATAAAACAGCATTAAGATCAATTTGTGATGAATCTGGATCATTTGTATTAATTTCAAAACTCAATAATTGCCCATTATAAAATAGGGGGAACCTAGTTCTAATACCATCTTGAAATGGTTTAATTGTATCGATGAAATCAAGTTCACCAAATTGCCATGAACCAAATGAATCTGAATAAAGATCAATAACTGTTAATTCAAATTGATTAATTGGATTTAATAGACTTTTTGCTGTTACAAGTCCAACAGCAGTGAATACATCACCCAATTGGAATGCATATCCAGGTCTTAGAATTTTAAAGTTTTTAACTTCAAAGGTATCAGATCCAATTCCAGTTGTTGCTGCCGCACCAACATCTAAACTTATAAGTAAACCAATTCCAGTATCAGTTGTACTACCAATACCAACTCTGGATACGCCCTTAATCTGAAGATTTTCATAGGATGGTTCTGGAACGAAAACTAAAGTATTTTCAAATCCATATCCAGAACCAGAAGAATTAATCTTAAATCCTAATGTACCACCAATTCCCGCAAAAGCAGTAATATTGGCTCCATTACCAGTTGGTGAAGTAATTGCAATTCCAATTTCTCCCCTATATCCAGATCCTGTTTGATAATTGTAATATTTGGAAACTTCACCACCACTAATATAAGTATGAGCGAATCCAACCGTATAAACATTGGTTTCAAATTGAGTTGAATTTAATACTTTAGTGACTCTGTATGGACCAATTCTCTTAACTGCATATGCATAACCATCACCAACATAATCATGAGTAATTGTTGAGACTCCAACATTGGTAATAATTTGATTTGCGCTTGGAATACTTACGATAGTTAAATTCTTATCTCTATCTGGGAAACGATCCGTAGTGACCCCAATCTGTATATACCCACCATTTACATAGTCATGTGTAATTGTAGACGTACCAACATTTGTTGTAAATTGTGTTGGGAACCCTACAATATTTACAGGGAAGAAATATCCTCTCGATCCGTCAGGGAAAACAGTTGTTGTAATCCCAGAGCTTCCAG